ACTCTCCTCGCCCAGCAAAGTAGACATCTGGCCTGCCAGCCCTGCCGTCATAGTCAATTCAGCGTTAACACGTGCCCTCGTGTTATCCTCCTTAGCCTTCTCGTACTTCGATTGAATCAGAGCCGTGTCCGCTCCTATCTTCTCGGCTGCTGCGATTTCCTGCGCGTATTGGGCGTCTAATGCGGCTTGCCTTAACTCGTATTCGTTCGTTATGTTAGCACTCTGCAATTCGCGTAGGTTAGCCTCGTCGAGTGCTTTCCTTTCTTTTTCGGCACGGTCTTGTTCTTCTCGCATCTGCTGTTCCAGTTGTAACACACCTAACCGAAACGCTTGTTCCCGGTTGGCAAACTCTTGCTGCGAGATTAAGCCCTGTTCTAAACGGTAACGTTCAAGCTTTAGACTTTCTTCGACGTATGCCTTTTCGTTTTCAAGTTTTAACGATATACTATCATTAGCTATTTCCTTTTCCTGCAAAGATAGTTCTAACTTGGTGCGCGCTTCCTCGAATTGTCTGATAGTCTGCTCCTGCAATTCTCGCTTCGCTTTTTCCGCATCCTGCGCTGCCTTGATAGCCGCCGCCGCTTTCTTCTCCTCGCTGGCCTTAAAAGCCGCTGCGTTCTTTGCGTTCTGCTGGGCTACCAATCCGCTTGCCTGGTTTTCCAGCTCCTTACGCTGTGCGATGTATTCGGCTTGCTTGCTTTGAAGGTCTGCGAGCGCTTGCATTTCCGCCCTTCTATCCTCTTTGGATGTGTATCCGAGTTCGTTTTGCGCCTTTATCTGCTCGTACTTTTGCTTCAACACACCGACTTCCGCGGCTTCCATCTGCTTAAGGATGGCAATACCCCGTTGCGCGGCTGCGTTCCGTTCGTTCATGCTCTTTAGCTGGTCTCCTACAAGCGTCTTTTGTGCTTCCAGCTCTCTACGCATCGCACTAACGGTAACAAGGTTCTTTGTTTCCGCCTCGTATATCGCTAATTCCTGCTGGGATAGTGCTTTGGCTGTGTTCGCTGCCTTAGCGGTCTCTTCGGTAATCAGACCGATAGACGAAAGCAAGTTAACAACCTTTTCGCTCACCCACTCGAAAGCCTTTGCGACACCGCTCAACATGTTGGTGATGCCGTCGAGTATCCGGGAGAAGATAGCCTCAAACGGAGCGAACGCCGCCTTTAGGTTTGCTGCCATCTCGCTATTACGTTTCATCAGTTTTTCAACCGTGGATATGAGAACCAGAATAACCGACACGATAGCAAGTATAGGGTTAGCTTTCAGCGTAGCATTAAACACCTTTAGGACGTTCACACCCCCCGATAGAGACGTAGCCATAGCCGCCGTAGCCCCAGAAAGCCCTTGCGTGCTGCTCATTGCCTCCTGTATGCTTTCCGCATAGTTACCTACGTTCCTACGGTTATCGCCTACTGCCTTTTCCATCTCCTTAAGTTTGTCGGAAATCTCTTTGGTCTCGGTAACAAGCGCTTTTCCCTCGTCCGTATTGTTACGAGTTGCCGCACTCATGGCGTTTAGCTCTTTCGTGTTCTTCGCCAACTGTGCTCGCAAAGCATCTACGCTGTCTTCCTGGCTCTTTAACAGCGTAGTGTTTACCTTGATAGCCGAGTTATTGTCAGAAATGGACTTATTGATATCTGTTAACTGTTTCGTTAGTTCTACCTGGGCTTTCGTCGAATTGGAAACGGCGTTCCTATAATCGTCCTGCGACAAGCTGCCGGACTTGAAAGCCTTTCCTGCCTCGTCCAGCTGCTTTTTTTCGTCTTTCAACGCGCTTTGCAACTGCTTCTTTGTTTCTGCCAGCTCAAGCGACTTTGCAATTAACGCATCCAGCCCGTCGAGTGCTTCGGAAGTATCGAAAGAGAGGTCTAATAATGTAACTTGTTCAGCCATAATGTTTTGTTTTTAATTTTTAACTGCGATTAACGTAACGTTCGCATTTCCCGTTGACGGGTCCCAATTACTTAATGTCCTAAGGTAGAACCAGTGGTTAAGCTCACCTACGAAATAAAGCGCGTCGGACTTCATTTTCTGTATATCAAAATATGATAGATTCATTTTAGCCGTCACCTGCCACCCGGGGGAAAAACGGTAGTAATGCCCTGCTATCGTAGCGCGATAACCGTTTGCACGGTTGAAATAGTTATCGGGCACGTACGAGCCCGCCAGCCTAATCATAGAGGCATATGGTCTTTGTGCACCAGGGTTTACCGGGAACGCGCTCTCGCCTACTGTCTCCTGCGTAGATATAGCCCCACCGTAACCGCCTACCGTCTGTTTGATTGAACCTACCTGCACCGCATATGTTCTCGCAGCGCCCGCGGCTTCTGCAACCTTTATACTCGATTGGTCTATTTTTCCCGTCCAATCAACCCGGTACGTAGAAATAGTAGACGGGTTGATAAACGGTTTCAGTGTCAACGCAAACGGTTTGGATTTAAATTCGTACGTCCAGCAAAAAGCCTTGCAGAACGCCTGCACAATACCGAAAGGCGTATCTATGCCCATTGTCTCTACTAAGTCCCATGCATAGGTAGGGGCTGTGGCCGAATTAATCTTGAACGATATATAATACGCTTCTGCATTCGGTACGGTGGTAATTGGTGTAAACGAATACACCCCCGATGAAGCCGAGGTAGTAAAGCCGAAGTTCAAATCGCGTGAAGGCCTCGGAGTAACCAAGCATGACGTAGAACCCGGGTTTACCGGGTAGTACGGGTGATTGCCATCGGGTCTTACCGCACCGCGTTTAAATGGCAAAGCGAATGTACCGCCGTTGCTTCTAAGATAAATGGTAGAAGGCGTGGAAGGCGGAAGGACAACAAACGAATCATCCGTAAACCTCAAATCGAAATCGGAGCCAGTCATGTATGTAAAACACGTGGCAACCTCGTTGCTTTCCGCTATCATGTAATTAGCCGAATATACCGAGCCGGTCAGCCCATCGTGCGCGCCTTTAAAAACCAATTGGCTTTCCGCGTCCTTGTATTCCCCTGCCGTTTTAGTTACTCGGTCTGCGATGTATGACATAAGCAAGGGCGATGACCCGTTCGCCGCGTATATCGTAGGTATGGTAACGTTGTTTGGGTACGCGTAATTAAGGCTATCTATGTATGTCGAAAACTGATATGCCGGTGTTTCCAATTTAGGTATGGCAACCACTGGGGCGCGCAATGTCGAAAGCTTCGATATGTTTTCTATCAGTTCAAGGCTATATCCGTCCTCATCTGCCGTTACACGTACACGGAACAAACCGCTACCGAACGGAATATTGAGGCCCCCAAAATACAATTCGGCGCGGTATGGGGCTGTCCTTATGAACTTCCCTGGGAAACGTTCAGAACGGAATACCCGGTCGTTCACTTCTGAACGCGGTATGTTGATTGCCCCGGAGTAACTAACCGTTTGCTCCGTGAATTTCAGGGGGTCAGGGTTGTTGATAGTCAGTTTTACCGAGCTAGCGGAAACACCGTCTATCGCTTCCCCATTAATTCGTATCGTTAAGTCCATATTGTTAAGGCTCTATAATTTCAAATTTGCATTTAAACGCGACTACCCGTCCCGTCGCACCGCCTTGTATGTTCAGCGCGTTCGGGTTCTGTATCGTAACGCGTGCCCACTGGTTAGTAGCCAAAGGGAATATCCCGGCAACATCGCCCGAACGTGAAAGCCAATACAGCGCATTTTGGTTACCGTCCGTTACTACTACATTTATTGTAACGTCGTAGGACAACACACGGTTGCCGCCCGAGAAGTTAACCAAGTAAGTGGGCACAATACGGTATTGGTCAAAATACATCGTATCATAAGCCCCTTTGCTGTTAAGCCAACGAAGCGTTACCCGTTTATTAGGGTCGGGGCAATACGGATATTTACGTTCAAAACGTGCGTAGCCCCAGGGAGACGTATCTTTTGCGTTTCTGAACTCTCTATTAGGCTGGTTTGCGCCTTGCGAAGTCCCGTCATTAGGCCAAATATAGGATGTACTACCACCGATGTTTCTGTATCGTAGTCTACCGTCCGCGTTTGCGGTTCGCTGACCATATCTCAAAGCAAAGTTAAAAGGCACACCCGTTAACGGAGTGTTAAGAAACGAAGCACAGCTAAAGTCCAATTGGTTAAACAGTCCGTTGCCGTAGTCCGATAGGTTGCGCGTGCTCTCCCATGTCTCAAACTTGGCATCTGCTACCGGAGCGTGTATAACGCGCATAAAGATAGATTTCGGTGTACCCTCCACGTATAGCATTTGCACCATGTCTACGAAATCAGTAGGCCCCAAGCCTGCGTTGATGCTCTCCGTTATACTCGGTGTGGCTGCTGCCATCATTGACATATCCAATATAGCACCCTCGTATGGGGTAACTACGGCGGTTGCCTTGGTAGCCCCATTACGTGAAAAGATAAGGGATATACTGGTAACCGCGCCCACCTGCTCCAAGCGTATAGGGCGGTAAATACCCGCGCCTATGCTGCCGATTGACGTATAGCCGGCTTCTGCGGTAGTTGCATTAGTTAATAGGTTTCTTATAATCATTGCTTTTTAGTTAAAATTGTTAATATCTCCGCGCTGATAATACGGTTAACTTCTACCGTTACGCGCTTGATAAGTTCGGGGGTTAATATCTTACTTGCTACGCCCCCCTCGTTGTATTCGTTAGGTACTTTGATACCGTCCCTTTTAATCACATAGGCAATCGCGTAGGCGGCTTCTTCGGGTATGTCCGTACCGGCGTTCGCGTTCTTGTCCTTAATCCATTGCTTGATAGCGGATATGGGCGGCATTGTGCCGGGTCTACGTCCGTCTTCCATCTGATAGATGTACGCTGGGGCTACAATACGAATGCCACCGGGATATTCCTCGACTTGTGTTTGCTTATCGAAGTTACCCGAGGCGTTCAGCTTCATAGCGTAGTAGTTGGCTACAATCTCATCACGAATCTTTTTAACCGCTTGTACTACTTCGCTGTTCATGATTTACAAGTATTTAAACCAGGCGTACGGTTTACGGTTTTTTAGGTATTCGGTATCGTGGTCATTGGCGTACGCCTCTTTCTCGAAGCCCATTCTATCATATGGCTTATCGTTCGGGTCGCATGGTTTCTTTTCAAAACTCCACGCAAAGTAACGTATCACCCATTCGATACCGTACCAAACGTAAAAAGGCACATAAAGCATTTCGCGCATCTGTTTGGTGTGAATGCTTTCGTGTCTTATTGTCTTTTCACTTATATAGGCATTGCCGCGAACGAACAACACGCCAAAAAGGTTAATCGCTTTGAAGCCCTTAAAGGGGATAAACTTGTTTCTGATAATCTTCATAATTTCATGTGCCGTTCATTAGTTAACGACGCACAAAAGTACGTAGTATATCACTACGAAACAAACCGCACGAAGTCTGTTACCCGAATTTGTACACATCTAAAACGGCCTCCCATCCCGATTTAATGCTATCGTACTGGTTCTGCACTTTCGACAAGCGAATAGAGCCAATCTCGTAGCTGCACACAAAGGCTGCCAACATATCCTGCAAAAGCTTGTCGGTGCGTATCAGCGTCGCAATCTCTGCAGCATCATCGCGCATATACTCGGACGTACCCATACAGCGTATTACGATAGTGTAGCCGTTACTACGCGGTACATTCACATCGGTATAATAGCCCGTAGTTATATCCAGGGTGAAGAAGTCTACCGATAAACTGTTTGCCGCTACGTTCTGCACGGCTGTATCTCCGAACACCAGCGGAAGCCCTAAAGCTGCCGCACGTGTATTCGCTGTGTTGTAAATTGTATCAAAAGTCATATGTTAACGGTTTTTAGATTGTTGTTTCTTTAATTCACGTTTCTCTTTCTCTATCTCGTCGTTACGTTTGGCGATAGCAAGCATAGCATCCGAGTAGTTGATTTGTTTAGCTTCGTCAAAGCTACAGTGGAAAAGCTCGGCAGTTACCTGCACAAGTCCGAGAAGGTTCTTTGCCTGCCTGATATTCTCATCGCCGGTCAACGCGCTTTCACCGCTTTTGCCGTGCATGTTTTGGAAAATCACCTGCTCCAGGCCATCGGCTATTTCCAACTGTTTAACTATGAACTTGTCAAGCTTCACAGCGTCCACGACGGTAACGGGTTCATAGTTATCGTCAGTCCATGCCTTGATACGTTCTAATGCGTTCTCGGCTCTTCGAGTTTCCAGGATAGCCCATAAGCCAATTTCCTCGATGTCCTTAAGACGATACACTGCTTTGCCGTTACGGGTTGCAACCTGGGAAGGCTTAAGATATTTGATGAGGTCTTTAAGCAAGCGTTCCTCATCACGTGTCATACGTACCGTGCCATCGACCGGCATGTTCGCGATACGGAGCATTGCCGCGCGGTTACGGATATTAGCAATTTTGAAAGATAGTCTAAAAAGTAAATTCTTCATTTTAAAGCGTTTTAAGCGACTTTCTTTGTCGCGGTTAGTAGTTCTATCGGGGGAGAAAAAAAGCCCGTAGGGGGGCAAGCAAATGCTATTTAGGGCGGTATTTACGTATTAGGTAATCTACGCCATAACGCAAAGCGTCGAGTGAGTGGTTCCAAGCATCTATGGGTTCATTGGTGTACGTGTTCGTCGCTTCGTCCTTTATCCACTTGTAGTTATCCAGTTCGTCCAGCATCTTAACGCTGCGTTTCGTTACGTGCAGTTTGAACTGGGCGACCTGGGCGATACCCGCCGATATAGAGCCTCGTCCCTTGACACACGGTATTGCTTTGATACGTCTTTGCTGTAGCTCCACAATACTCTTTTGCTCCGCACTGTCACACACGGTTACGACGCGGTTAAGTCCCTGGCCCGTCAAGTAGTCTGCGATGGCGCTGTTAAGTAGACCCGTCTCATAACAAAGTAAGTCTACGTACAAGTCCCAGCCCTCAAAGCGTATATCAACAATGGCGGTGGGGTCATTAACGAATCCGAAGTCAAGCCCCAGGCATCTACCTGTGAACGTTTCGGGTAATCCGTCGATAACTTCATAGTGGGGGTAAACGTTACCCTCTACGCCGCCCGTCTCGCCCTCACCGTAGACGCGCCACCAGTTGGCATCGTTCTTGTTCTTCTCGATTGCGCCTACCTGCTCCTTGGTTAAGTACGGGTTATCCTTGTACGTTGAGTGGATGGTTACGTATCTGTCACCTACGAACTCGGTTTCGCCCCAAAACCTGCGTACCGGGTTAAAGTCGATAATAACCTTTTTACGGGTACGGATATCAAGCTGCCTAAAGATTTCCCTGGGTATGCCCTGCGCCTCGTTGACGAACAGAATATCACGTGCGGGGCCGTGCACCTTTGAAGCGTTATCGACGCCAAAGAACTCTATCATGCACCCGTTGGGATATGTGTAACACCCCTCGGTCTTGTTGAACGAATTCTCATCCCATACGCCCTCGGCTGCCAGCATCTGCCTGAAGTCTCGCTGCATGCCTCGTTTCACCATAGGAAGCGTAGCGGCAACGCACGAAACAATAAGGGGCTTTTCGGAGTTAGAGCAAAGGAGATGCAACATCTGCAACGTTGCCCACGTCTTGCCGGAACGTGTGCCGCCCTTTGATGCGACACCACGTATTCGGGGGTCGACGAAAGCCGCCAATAATTTTTCAAATGTGTATGTTACATTCATCAGATACCCCCTAACTTTTGTAGGTTCTTCACCGCATCCTCGGAAAGTACGTTTACCTGCATAGCCTTTGTGCAGGCTTCCTTACCGTTGCTTGTAACATCTTTAAGGTCTCGCAACCCTCGTAGTTTCGCCATGTAGTTAGCATCCACCATCCCGGCAAGGGCCGCTTCGTCCATCTCGGTTGTTATAAGCTCCTTTATCAGAGTGTAACCTAATAGAAGGTTCTCGGCATCGGGGTTCGTCTCGGAAGCCTTTTCCAGCTTCGCTATGTTCTTATTGAAGTCTTTTATAGACCAGCCTATGAAAAGGCAGAAGCCGCCAACGGAGGGCGCGCGTTTCTTCTCCACGGGTACCTTCTGCCCTGCTGCCGCGCCGCCCTTCAGTATCTCGTATTGTATATAGGGGTTCTTCTCGCAAAAGTTCATGTACTCCGCTACGTAATTAATACACTCGTCGATGCTGCTAAGCGTCGCACCGTTCACGCCTCGTGTCTGCACTACTTCATAAAGTTGTGTGCATGCCTTTAGCTTGTCCTTTGGTTTTGGGGGTGTCCCGGTTGCCTGCCCTTTCTTGATTTCCTTTTTCGTATCGGGGGCGGCTTCTTTCTTTGTTCTTCCTGCCATAATCGTTAATTGGTTTTGTGCGTGCATGGGATATTGGATAATGTCCGTGTGCGCGCGGTCTATTACTCCCTTAAGGGTGTGGGGGCAAAAGTACATAACTTCCTGCCACGAACCAACCTGCAATCAGTCGTGAAAATCAAAAACATTTTACAAAGTAGGAGGCGGCACAGATAACGCATTGTGCCACAACGAGTTACAAGCGTTTTTGCCTACTGTGCCAGGCACGTTTCTGGTGGCACACCTCGGGTGGCACAGATAACGCGCTACGTATCAGACCGTTAGAGCGACTGTGCCACTGTGCCAGGCAAAAAGCACTTTTCTAACACTTGTTTTATAAATAGTATATATTACTGCTATCTCTACATTGCAATTACCATATATTTTTCCAAATAAAGTGTTATACCTATTTTATACTATTTAGTGGCACAGTGTAGATAACTACATATAGGTCAGTGAATTATCTGTGCCACTTGCTGTGCCACCCTACATTTTTCCTGGCACAGTAAATGTTAACGGTATTGTAGGTCAGCAAGTTAAGCGAGACAAGGACTGTGACACGCCTATATTTTTTACTTGCCACATTTGATTATCAGCACGTTAGCACGGTGCGCATTTTGATAAGCATTTTTCAATTAACAATCTAAACACTTTTTAAGAATTGAGCTTTCATAAAATATAATGACAAAGGGCGATTTCTGACTATTTGTAAGCCGAAACCGCCCTTTTGCTATCATTTTTTAAAGGTATATGCTATTCGTAAGGGGCACTATCATTTTGTAACCTTAAGGCGTTCCCACCTATCAAATAGCCAACCGCCACCGTCCGTGTTCCAATACCAAATCATTATCGAACCATCCGGGAAAAGAGTTGCCCGGCTTATCCTTCCTTGCCTGTCGATGGTGTATCGCCTCGGCACATCTTGCTCGTTCCGCTTCTCCTCATCGCGTCTTGCCTCATCCCGGAACAAGTATTGCCGCTTATTCACTTCCTGCTTATACGTGTAATCCTGCCCCCCTATATAGGCCGCCAACTTATCTATCCACTTTCGGCACTCACGGGCTGATACGCTACCGCGCCCCCATCTATCCTTTTTGACGCCCTTCTCGAATCCGTACCGCCTAATGAACTCCCATATAATGAACGTGTGTACGTTGAGGCATGCCGCCATATCCATAAAACTAATTCTCCTCATACACTATGTTTTTAAGTTTTATATACTTGTAACGTGCCCACCCGCTCGAAGCTTCTTCATGAATACGTATCCACCTACGCTCATTAAATTCTCGGGCATGTGCCACGCGCCCACACCGATAAGGTAATCTACTTCGTCAACCTTTGCAGATGTCCTATTGCCCCATTTAAGCTTATGGGGAATCTTTGGTTCTTTAGTCATTTTCTTATTCTTGTTTTCGTTAAACACTCCGTTACTCGTCGTACTCCCCATCTATATTACGGGCTGCAAATTTAGCCACAAACCACAAACCAGTTACCAAACCCGCACCGATTGCTATTCCGAATAAACACATTAATGCCTCCATACCTTGTCCCCCCATACTTTTTCCTCCCGTATCTTTGACGATACATTTTCTAAACCGTCTCCCATGCTAACAAGCCTCATGCCTCCGTGCTTACCACGGATATAAGCGGCTTGTACATTGCCGCGCTCATCCGTAGAGAATTGGATACCTCGCACGCCTTCGTGCTCCTTGATAAGCTCGCCTATCGTTCTGGGTCTCGGGTTTACTGGCTCGAGCATCTCCAGCGGCTCCTCCAGCATCCCGGCGCTGCGGTATTCATAAGAAAGGAATTCATCCTCGGACACGCCTATATCGTTAGCGCCCCAGGACTGCCAGCCGTTCACGTGGTCGACACCTAATATCACGCCGTGCATATCGTTCCAACCGACTACCACACCGGCATACTCACCGTTCTTGTTGAATACCGCACGTCCTGCGTACAGCAATGCAAAATCTTTGTTTCTAATCATAATCTTCTAATCTATTAAATCATTAATACTGGCATACCAATATCTTTCGCACTTTTTGACTACAACATCTTGCGGGTCCAAAAATTCCCCATACCATCCTTCGATTTTGGAAGCGTCTACTATAAGTGGGAATGCATATTCATTGTCCCTATACCCCACTACTTCCGATTTCTCGCCGTTGCATTTAGCCAATCTCCCTATGTACTTTTCCATTGGGTGGGCTTCTTTCTGTTTAAACTGCGAGTACATCTCACTAACTGCTTTTGAATACTTTTCCATAATCTTTTGTTTTTAAATCATTGATACAAATATAACACTTTTCCTGTTACGTTGGTTCTTTCGTTAACTTCATTTAAGCATTAAACTATCCCTCAACGATAGCCCGTGCTCTAATTGCTGTAGCTTGAAATTACGTTGTATGCTGTCCGCGGCGCTCTGTACTACGGTGCAGCCTACTAATAGTAGTAGTAGGACTGTGATAACTACTATTAGCTTTTTCATTTCTTACTGTAAAATTCCATAAGTTCTTTAATGCTCTCCATCAGCCCGTCTTGCGTCTGTTTCTTGCCTTCCAGGGCTTTTATTATCTTCTCGTCTACCGTTCCAGTGGTTAAGATGTGATGAACGGTTACTGGGTACGTTTGCCCCTGACGGTACAACCGGGCGTTGAACTGCATGTATAGCTCCAGGCTCCATGTGTTACCGAACCATATAAGCGTATGCCCACCTTTTTGTAGGTTAAGCCCGTGCCCTGCGCTCGCCGGGTGCGTTACAAGCACTTTAATCTTTCCGGCGTTCCACTCGGCTATCTGCTCGGGCTTCTCCAGCTTGACGGGCTTATATGCCTTTAGCTTCTTCACTATGCGGTCAAGGTCATGCTTGTAAGAGTAGGCAACCAATACGGGCGAACCGTTTGCAGCCTCTACAAGCTCCTCGAGTTTTTCCAACTTCTCGTCGTGCACCTCGATAACCTTTCGGTCAGAATCGTATATCGCGCCATTCGCGAATTGCTGTAGCTTATTGGATAAAGCCGCCGCACTTGCCGCGCTTATCGGTTCGGGCGAGTTGATAAGCTCCAATACTTGCTCCTTCTCGAACTCCTTATACTGTGCCAGCACTTTAGGAGACAGCTCCACGCGGTCGTATATGTTAATGCGGTCGGGCATCTTCAAATAATCCTCGGCGGTCATTGATATGGTTATGTCGCTGATAAGGTCACTTATCTGCTTCTCTGTTTCCTCCTGTGGGCTTTTCAGCGCATAACTGTACACTATATCACCGTTCCGTTTATCGGGTCTGAAAAACCTATCCCTGTACGCTGTGATTGATTTTCCGAGCCTTTGCCCTTGGTCTATCAAATACATTTGTGCAAATAGGTCTATCAGTCCGTTTGGCGATGGCGTACCGGTCAAACCTACAACGCGCGGTATGAACTTACGAACCTTTCTGAGAGCTTTAAAACGCTTTGATGCGTAATTCTTAAAACTGCTAAGCTCGTCGATAACAACCATATCGTAGGGAAGTTTAATACCTCCGTACTCCATTACGAGCCAAACAATGTTATCGCGGCTAATCGCGTAGATGTCCGCTTTCCTCTCGTAGGCTTCCCGGCGCTGCTTAACTGTGCCGTCGATAACGGAAATCGTCAAGTCCTTAAGGTGTGCCCACGACTTAATCTCATCGCTCCATGTAACCTGTGTTACTTTCTTCGGGGCTATTACCAGGCAATTAGATATAATGCAATTTTCCAAAAGGTCTTTGATGGCGGTTAGGGCTGTTACTGTCTTACCCAAACCCATATCAAGGAACAACGCGCAAAACTCGTTGTCAATAATATGTTGCACTCCCTTCACTTGGTATTCATGTAATTGCTTTCTTTCTAACATAGCATTGCTTTTATCATTGATAACTGGGCGCTAAACTCATGGAGAGCCGCTGGTGTTATATGCCCTAATACCCTATCGTAATCGGCCGCGCACTTGATGCGCTGCCCGTTGATTACTATTTCGGTGTGTCCTGCGATACACTTTAACTTTAAATCTATATAGTTTACCATAACTTTATTACTTCATTAATTTAGTTCGATACCATACGCATATACTTTTGAAATCTCTTTCCTCGGGAATTTCTCCGAGTTGTTTACGGGAAAGGAAAATAACGTCTTTGGTTATATCGTCTTCAAGTTGTTTCATTACTTGTTCCTCATCTCCGTACTTCTTATCGCGTACATACATCGCCCCGCTCTTTAAGCTGAAAGTACAACCCTAAACGGTATTCAATCTCATTTCTAATTCCTTTTTCATGATTTTCTGTTTTTAATTTGATATCACAAAGATAATGGTTTTTGCGATACGTTGGCTATTTCCCTAACTTTATTTAAGAAGAAAGTTATTGCAGCGTCCCTGCTTTCCAAATCGTCTATGACGAATACCTTGAAGCCGAGCGCCCTTAACTTCTCGTGGATGTAGGATTGTATCTTTGTTGGCTTCTTCCCGGTGGTCTTTATCTCGGCAAAGCCTACGTACCCACCCTGGCAAATTACCATCCTATCCGGCAAACCCTTTACAAAGGTGGATAATAATTTTATTACCCACACTTTTTTTGTTCGGTTAAGCTTCTCGGAAAATGTACGCTCTAAATCTTTTTCACTTATTATATCCCTCATTATTATAACGTAAATTGAATTGCTTTATTTTCTAACTTAGAAACGCTTATGACCTCGGGGTACGTCCCGTCTGCACGTTTTGCCGACATATCGCGATAGTAAAACTTTTCGCCTTCCATACCGAAGTAGCGGAATAGCCGCCCGTCGCACGTTATTATATAGTCGTGCTTCTTATAGTTCTTGCCTTCGCGCCCTATCTTTAGGGAACTCCTGTGATTGCCAAAAAGGCCGCTATGCTTTAGTTCGAACGTTTTTGGTGGCAGGTGCGTTTCCGGGGAGTAAAGCCATTGTGCTAACTCCGAAAGGTCTGCGTACAAGTGGTATCCCTCTGCGTCGACACCTAAATACATATAGGGTGAGTTATCAGTTATGAACACCGGGTAACCGATATACTTACCGTTCCACTTCTTGCCCTCTGTATAGAGCATTGGTGGCTCCATTGTCTCGTCCATACAAAATACCGTCGTATCGTCGCTTTCCTCGTCTTCTACGAGCTTCTCCGCCTCGGCCGGTGCAACTACCTTGGTTTCCTTAGAAAGCTCCGAAATGCGATATTTGCATATGTGGATAATCTTTTCGTAGTCAAGCGTCCGCGACTCGCCTTCCTTGCTGCGTAGCACGCGTTTCACTATATCCGCGTCCCAGGGGTTGAGGTTATACTCTTTCCAAATGTCCCATGGCTGTATAGCATGTTTTGAATAATCGGACTTTCCTACATTGTAACTCTGTACGTTTTCACTTGCTGGCATAACACAATATTATTTTATCTGTTTTGAATTTGTTTTTATAAAACTCCCGTGCCATCTCCACGGTTGAAAACACCTCATCGTCAGGTGTTGGATAATAAGAGGTACGTTCCCCTGCGTTTACTGCGATAACTTTTAAGATAGTAACCATTCTAATTTATTGTTTTCTGTGTTAATACATTCTGATAGTTTATGCAAGCTCGTTTCTGTGATTTGGCGCGTGTAGGTCTGCCCCAGCATACCAATAAACGGTTTGTCACCTGCGTACATAATACGCGATACGTGTTCAACGTTGATAAACTCCACTTGTAATTCGCCTTTAACTACGAATTCCAGCCTGATAAAGTTTCCACTTTTCATAATCTTTTCTTTTTAAAATTGTATATACTTAATAAACAGCGGAGATTTAAAAAGGTTCTCCGATTACCTAATTATTTTTTGCTTAATAGCTGTTTTACTATCTCCTCTGCTATCCGCTTAACTACCGGGACGGCTACACTATTTCCGAACTGCTTGTATGCCTGGGTTTTAGATACAGTTATCTTAAAAGGGGAGTCCGCATTAGCCTTACCGGGCACCCACCCGTCCGAAATTATATTGTATCCCTGCAATCTGCCAGCCTCTTCGGGCGATAACATGCGGGGGTTCAGTCCTTTTTCTGACTGGTCTATGAGGCAATCTTTTCCATTCTTATGGTAACTGGCTGTTAGGGTGCCTACAAATTTTGCCTCCCGGCTGTATTTCTGATGACCGAACCCCTTACCGTTTTTTACATTTCTTTCTTTACGTTTCTGAAACCCTTCCCATAACTTGTCGCTTATCGGTAGCATGCCGGACTCGTCGTGCAATACATCGGCTAATCTCGTAGGCGCTGCCTCGGTCTTCGCTTCCTCCTTGTCGTATATAGTATTCCCGTTTACATCTATCCCATAGGGGAAGGAGAAGCCGTCAGCCTTTATGCTGTCCTTGTGCCAAGCCACTATGAACAACCGTTCTCTGTTTTGCGGAACACCGAAATATCGTGCATTAACAATATCATAGGCGTAGGCGTAGCCGAGTTCTTCAATTGTTGCTAAAATAACTTTTAACGTGTTTCCTCCGTCGTGCCCCCTCAAACCCTTAACATTCTCGAGAAATAAAACTTTGGGGGGCGTGCCTGCTTCTACTTTTTCTTTTATTAAATTCGCTATGCTAAAAAACAATGTGCCTCTCGTGTCCTCGAATCCCTTTTTAAGTCCCGCAACCGAGAACGGCTGACACGGAAACCCACCGCAGCACACATCGAACACTGGAACATCTTCTGTGTCAACCTTTGTTATGTCATCGTTGAAGTATAGATATTCTCCGTTACGGCCTTTCAAAAATAGAGAGGGCTCCTCATCTTTATAATTAGCTTCATACGTTAATCTCGCGTACTTGTCTATCTCGCTGGCAAAAACACATCTTCCGCCAACACTTTTCATTGCAATATGGAAACCGCCTATCCCTGCAAATAAATCTATAAACTTAAATTCCATGATTATTTTTTTAAATTGTTATACCTATTATTCTGCCAACGCTTCTGCCATCTTTCGTAATTCACCACGGGAAACGGCTATGCTGAAATACTTTCCTATTCTCTCTTCGATGACCCACGTACCGTTAAGTTTTTGGAAGTGCGCGGTATTACCGCCCGGGTTGTTAAGGTTCACCGTTTCGCCCTTTGCTGGCTTATACTCGGCAAGTGATGCTAATGTAGCCTCGGCTTCTTCCGGTGTACCAAGATGGATGATTAGATTATAGTTAGCGCTTTCCCTCGTTTGCGCCTCGATTGTTATACTACCGTTCGTATCGATTAGCTTGCATACTCCCATGCGGAAGGACTTCAATACATTGGGTTTACCCTGACTTGTAACCTGGGCGGATACGTTTACTACTGTGATTGCTAACACTGCTAAAACTACAAATACTTTTTTCATAATCTTATTATTTTAAAATTTCTACAATATTATCTAAATTCACAAGCCAGTACGTTTCTGCCTTCTTCGTTATTATGTCCGTATCTCTTAAAGCGGAGTTCTTCCACCCTAGGCACTTGGCGTCTATGATAACCTGGTGTGTGTTACCCGAGACATACCCCACGACTTCCACAATTGAAAACCTATCGAATACTGGTTCGGTTACGCGTTGTTCTTGCATTTCTCTCGGCAAAGCACCAAGGCTAACTAATACTCTCTTTCCTACTAATTCTTTCTGTTCCATAATCTTAATTTTTAAATTGTTATTATTTCCTTTTGACATTACAAATATAGGGTTTATTCCAATACGTTGTATATTTCATTAACACTGTTTAAGAATAAACCCTATTTTAGTCAATCTGTTAACAAGTCGTTAACTTTCAGACTTGGTATCGACGTCTGCGTTAACAATTCTTTTGAAACCTCTTTGTTGTCCGTATGACTTTACGCGCTGCCTGCTACGCTCCCAGCCGGGTAACTTGTTCAGTATATCATTAATCTCGGAAGCGTCCTTTGCTTTAATTTTCCCTACCTCGAAACCTAAAGCCTCAACCAGTACGCCCGTAGCGCTAACGAAGTCCATCTGCGCGCATTCCTCCTTTGCTATCTCATCCTCGTCGTAATTCTCGTAGTACATGCGACGTTCCAAAGGAAACATTTTCTCCCAGTTGGTCGGTACGTACATGTCGCAATACTTTGCTACGGCTTCGGTACGCGGGTCTGTCTCGAAGTGTTCCTCTCTTCCTTGTTCAGCTATTACCTCGGCTTCGGCTGATAACAACGTAGGCACACCGCGGAAATACATGTTAACGGCTTCAGCCCATAATTGGTCGACGTATGCCGGGAAATCAGCCTCAAAGATACGATGGGTGTTTTCGTTGGCTCGTACACGCACGGGTAGGAATCTACGCCCCCCTGTTGCGTCCTTCAAAAACTCGTCCTTGTTGGTTGTCCCAAAGAAAACGCATTGACGCGGAAAGTTCTTTGTTACACGCCCGTACGCTGGTCTAAAGCTGTCCTCGGTCTTGGTGATGAAATTCTTAACCATCTCCACCTCTGAACGTCGCATTGCCGATAGCTCGGCGATTTCCAATATCCAGTTACCCTGCAATTGTTCAAACGCTGTCTTGCCGTCCATAGTTGACAAGCTATCCGAGAACCACTGTTTACCCAGCATCTTAAGGAATGTACTTTTTCCGGCCCCTTGGTCTGACTGTAGAACCAGCATACTATCGAACTTGCAACCCTTTTGAAAGATACGTTTAACCGCACCTACCATCATGATACGGAAAGCCTCGCGAGTGTATATGTTATCCTCCGCACCGAGTATATCTATTAACGCGGTATCTACGCGCTGTGTGCCGTCCCATTCTAAGTTTGTCAGATAGTTCTGCACCGGGTGGAAAGAGTTAATCTCGGCAACCAGTGAAATAGCATCATCTACCTTAAACGAGCTACTGATGCCGTAAACATCTTCGATATGTTTTCTAACGCCTGCAAAATCTACATCTTGAAAGTCCGTGCTGCTATCCTTTGGTCTCCATATCGGGGTACGGGTAACCACCCTGCGTTCTTTAAATAGGTCACGAGCTATCAAGCCTTTTAAATTCGGGTCATACTTAAGTATTAAACCCAGGTTCTTTGCGCTCGGCAAGTAATTACCTTTTTTATCAACCTCGAGTTCTGCCATTACCTTTTCAAATGGTACCTCGGGCAAACTGTCGTGAACCTCTTCGGGTTCTATGGTTTCCTCGAAGTCATTCATAACCTCGGTAGTCTTTGCCAGCAAACGAGATGCGCGCATTTCCGCTACTTTTGCGTCCTTGTTTACAAGTTCGTTCATCGCGTCGGTTGACTTCGTGCGGTCTTGTCCCTTATCCATCTTACCGAACTTGTGCACACGTACCAAGTCGTAGGCGTTAAACACGTGGTTTCCTCGTATCGGGTCATTGTTATGGAACGAATAAGCAAACATATCGTCAAAGGTAAGCATACCGCCCGAAGTAGAACCACCACTGTACGTCCATCTGTCGGGCTGGTCTGTCGGCTCATAAATGTCCGGCAAGTATTCCGCGATAACTTCTGAAATGGTGTATGCCCGGCAAAAGTCACCTACCGTACCCTCCTTTAAAGTAGGGTCTTGCTGCTCCTTAACAAAGGTACGTACTTCGCCCTTCTCGTCTTTGTGGTATGCCCATTCCGTCGTATCGTGCCAATCTGCGTACATGTTAAGGTATTCGTTGACATCTAAAGGAAACTCGCACAACTGCGAATAATCGGTGTAGTCATAATCTACGTCTCGGGACACCGAGGGGAAGAACATACAGCGCTCGGGCTGGAAGGTTGTTCGGTCATACAAATCTATCCCGGTAATCTCGGCAACCTTCCTGGCAATAGCTTCGTACTGCTCACCATCCACGGGTTCGGACAATGGAATGATAACGCGATAACGCAACACCCCTGCTTTCGGGTTATGCTTATGTGTCCCGTGTATGATGCAAGCACAGTTTATTGCTGCGAAAAAACGCTCGGGAAAGTCCGCCTCCCCATAGTCGATGTCAAGCGCCAATAGCGAACGCTCGCCTACGCTGCTTTTGTTTCGCCTGCTACCGAGTAGCTCACCGCCCAGAAATGCGCCTACGTCTTTAATAGCTCCTTGTTCGGCTTTGCTCGCTGCCATGAACTCGCGGTATGTTTCCTCCGTTACCTTCGCACTGGTAAACCTCTTTACAAGTTCTTCCCATGTGTAGGTACGGTTTTTCCAACTTACCGATTTGGCATTCGTCGCGGTGGCAACCTTAAAAGTCATTTTCTTTAAATCCATTCCCTAATCTTTTTTATAATATTCTGTTACGTAACCCGCTGCTCGCAATGGAATGTTGGCCGCCCACCCTGGGGCGCTGCACATCGCATCTATCATTGCATTAAGCGTTAATTCCTCGTTCCCGTCTTTAGGTATTTCCGCGGCTATTTCGTCGTGCACATGCAGCACAATGTTATAACCCATATCGAATACCTTGAAAATCGCATTCGCCAATAAATCGCGGCTTATGGCCTGCACAATGTTTTCCGTTAGCTTGCCTCCGTAGGTATGTAACTTCGCCCACTTGCCAGTAGTTTGTTCTTGTCCCATGTAGGAAATATCCTGCACGTCAAACTCACCGTTATCCCCCGATATTGTTCTACTGCTTAAACGCGCGGAGGGGTAAAAAAGTTTTCGCCCAGACGGTAATTCTATTGTCATTGCACCGCCCTCGTATCTGAACGTTATCGTAGAAAGCTCATCGATAACGAACGTTTGTGGTCTATGTGTGCCTATACACGTTTTTGCAGCATTTTCTAAAGACCTCCACAAAGATACTACTTTTTTGTTAGCTTCTCTCCATTTTAACAGTATTTGAGGCTTTTCTTCTTCTGTTAACGCTTTCTTGGTATCCATCGTAGTAAGGGCGTTAACCCCACCCCCATAACCTAATGCAAGCTCGGCAACCTTTCCGCGCTGTCTTAGCTCATCACCTTTGTGAACGGGAACACCGAACATCTTGGAGGCAGAAGCGCAATATATATCAGCCTTTGGGTCTTTGAACAAATCAAGCCTCCATTTTTCGTTAGCCACCCATGCGATTACGCGGGCTTCAATTGCCGAAAAGTCAGCTACTGAAAAGGTGTACCCATCGGGGGCAATAAACGCGGTACGAATAAGCTGCGATAGAATGTGTGTGGGCTTCTCATACATTAGTTCCATCAGCGATAAATCATGCAACTTTGCCAGGTCTCGCGCTTCATCCAGCTCCTCGATATGGTTTTGCGGTAGGTTCTGCAACTGAACCAAGCGCCCGGCCCACCGTCCGGTACGGTTCGCACCGTAATACCTAAACAGCCCTCTAATACGGTCTCCGCGTCCTGCACTTGCAAGGATGGCTGTATATTTAGCATTCGACGTTTTACCTATTTCCCTGCGTAGGGCGATAACGTCTAACACTGATTGCTTATCCGCTTCGGAGATGTTCTGTAGACTCACAATCTCTTTTATAACATCCTCTATCACTCCTTTTGTTAACGACGAAACAACCACCCCGGTACGTTCCTTGATGAACCCCTTTAACTGGGGCATGGACTTTAGCGAACCGATACCGTATTTGCTTTCGGCTATCTCGGCTAACTTCTGTTTATATTCCTCGTCCATATCCCGGGCAGCCGTCGCTAATTGCAAATCGGCCCGTATTCCGTAGTCATTTATGCGTTGGTCTGCCGCATATATCTTTTGCTCTATTTCGGGAAATTCAAACCGTGATAATTTACCGAATATTTCCTTTTCAGAAAGCACGTCATAACGAAGATATTCTATAAATTCGTTCCAGGCTTCCGGGTCATGCTCGGGAAGGTTACGAGTACGCCCACCGTTTACTTTTGTGGGTTTGCACGGTACGGAGAAATAGCGGATAAGGTTTTTGCCCGTGCCCAGCTTCTTGTCCTGCAAATTGAGAATCTGCGAAACCGCGTCCAGAGATGGTGGCAGACCGCAATAGAGCGCCATGTTAGCCGTACAGAAAAATCGCATAGGACTTATATCAAAGCCGTATTCCCTCAAACAGACGCGCTCAAACGTAGCATTGTGGGCTACTATAACTACTTCCGGGTCATTAGCTACAGAGGTGAACAAATCGTAAAACTCGCCCAGTCCTCCGGGCTTTGTTAGGTCTATTATTGATACCTCCGTGTCGGTGTCCCACATATAACCGCACAACAATATTTGAAAATTCTCATCCTCGCAATACTTGTAGTTGCCAGCGCTTTTGATATCTGTTTCGGAATATGTTTCAAAGTCGATAAAAAGATGCTTCATAACTTCTTTGGTTTTAATTGTTTATACTAATACAAAGGCAAAGGTAGGTAAATGTTTTGGATAAACAAGAAAAAGGGCTATCGATTGCAACTATTTAACAATTGATAGCCCTATTATTTAATCTACAAAAATATTTGTATACGTGATAAATCCGCGCTTCTTGTTGAGGACCACAAACGCTTGTTTAGGTTCTTCGTATGGCAGCCCCATGCCGCATGCGTATGCGTCGTAGCCTTTTACAGAGCCGTTCACACAAAACTCTTTAGTATATATAGACTGGTGGAAGTGACCCAGGAAAACCTTATCTACTTTAATCGTCTGGTTTAATTTTCCGAACCATCTTAGCATCGGTGGGAATAAACCACCTACGCCTCCCGCACTCTTAACCTGGTGTCCGTGGCACATAAGAATTTTCCTACCGTATATATCCAGGTACGCAAATTCACTTTCGGGAATAATAAACTCAAATTTTGTTAGACCCATTAAAGTTAAGGCTTGCTCTATATCCTTGTACATAAAGTATTCATGGTTCATCGCAAAACCGTTCGCAAACTGCATGCGCTTCGTGGTTCTTGAATGATTTCCGCATATACCGACAACAACAAACTTTTCAACTTCGGGCAATTGGTCGTGCATTGCTTTCAGCCCGGAAATAAGCCATGATTTGATAGTAGAAATTCCTTGCATTGGGGTCTGGCTGTTTGTTTGCGCCAGTTCGTCGTGAATATAGCCACCTATGAAGTCTCCCAGCAAACCAACTACCAAATTATTTATAGAATGCTTTTTAACCATGTATATAGCGTTCGCGAAATAGTTCTTAACGCGCTTCTCTGCAATATCTAGGTTGAACTCATTCAGACCTAAAACGGTTGATGCTTTTACGGTCTCCTCTATGTGGAAGTCCGAAGCAATCAGTATGCCCGTATTTTCGTCATCTATGCTCGACTTTGTTTTTTCTACAATGTTGATGAGTTCAAACGTGCCCTTGTCTTCCTTCAAACCGATAATACCTTTTATCTCCTCCTCTGTATAGAGGCTCTGCAATTTTGCTATTACCGGGTCTACCACTACTTCGATAGGTTCGCTTTCTGGTACGGTAGGGCCGTTCATTCGTGCATTCCAGTATGCGGTATCTCTCTTTGTATATTTCTTCACGGGTTTGCCTGTTGCTTTTGAAATTCTAACCCCCTGCGCGTTTATGTATGAATCCCCTTTTCCCATTTTTGCTTTTTATATTGTGGGGGCTCTTACGCCCCCCACCCCACGTTCTTACCAATGTTTTTTTTTACTCCGAAAGGGTTACTTAAACAAATCGTCGTTCTCGTCGATATCCACCGTATCGAAATCGTCAAGACTTGTTCCACCATCCAAACGTTCACCGTCCGCGGTTTTTTGTATTCCGTTCAGCCCTACACCTACACCGTATTTCCCGGTAAACTCATAAGGGTAAAAAGACACCGCTACATTACCGTAACATCCGCTATACACCTCGTTTTTGTCTGTGATGTACTGTTTTCTACCGTCGATTACGATAGGCGCGCCTTGTGCTTCTTTACGCTTCGCGTTGATGAAGTAGCACCCCTTGTATTCTGCGCCGTCTTTTTCTTCATCACCATCTCTTAACGGGTTATTCCACGTCTTGGGGTCTTTGCCTGCGAGTTTAGGATATTTAGTCTTAAGCATTGCGCGCTCGGCTTCAATTGCTGCCTTAATCTTTGGGACCTCCGGGCTATTCTTGTCAATCAGTAGGCAAACGCTATACGTTGCGTCTCCTTGTCCGTTAATTTGTGATGCTTCAAACACACGTACATAGCTCAATCTCGCATTTTTAATCATTGCTTTCATATTACACTTTTTTTCTTTTTGTCCTCTAAGCGGTTCGGACGCTCCGTTTTTAAATCGTATGCAAATATAACAAATAAATCTGTAAGTTGTTCACTCTGTTAACCTTGTTTAACTTTAAAAGTCTTTGGGGCTATTGAAAGAGCGTATTCTAAGTCCTTTTTGTTAGCCATCCATATTATATACTCTTTCGACCCGACGGGGTATTTCATAATCTCGTAGCTATTCATTTTTAAAATGGTTTTCAGCTCTGCTGCGGTTGTTTCCTTAAGAGCTGTCAAGAGGGCTTGCATGTTCTTTGAACTTCTCTCAATCTCCGATTTACTCCATGTTCGGAACTGCTTCCTATTCCAAAACTTCGTTAACTTGGTAAGCTCTTCATTACTCATTGTTCCCTGGTTGAATTTAAATGTACTCATAATCTTTTTGTTTTTAAATTAGTTGTTATCTCTCTCTCTTTCGATGATGCAAAGATAACAGCTAATTCGTTACGTTGGTTCTTTCGTTAACTTCTTTTACGAATTTAATTCCTCGAACATATCCAAAGTAGGTTGTATCGGTTCTCTCTTATCGCTTTCCGGTGCGAGCGTTGGCGCGCCCTGGGGCTTAATTATTACACCGTCCAGTAGAACCGTTAAGGGCTTCTTTCCCACGGTACGTTCCAAGTCTCCGATACCTTTTATCTTCGTATTAATAAGGGCCTCCCGGTCGAAACCTGCATCGGTTAGCCGTTTTAAGGCCTCCGCTTCGTCTTTAATCACACGGGCCGAACGTCCCTCTACGAGCTTCCACCCGTTCACATGCTTACCGCTTAAGGCTTCCGACATTGCAAACTGCTTGACTGACGCTAACCAGTCGGTAAACATATCCGCCTTATTAAGTATTTCCCCGATTTCTTCAAGGGATAGGGCTTTGGTTTCTCCGTGGGTCTCGAACTCGTTAACCAGTGCATCGCGTTGCGCCCGACATTGTGCCTTAAACTTGCAGAACTTACAGTGCGCCCCTACTTTTGTTTCTCCCTGCCCGGAAAATGCTTTCTCGGCCGTAGGTCTTAGTACGTGTATCGCCCAGTGGGTCAAATCTTGTGCGGACATCTCGAATGCCGAGTAATTGCCTAACCGTACTTGTGCGATGTGCATACGTACCTTTCCAATCTTGGACCGGTGCTGTGGTTCTAATGAGTTAAGTACTCCAATGGCGTACATCATTAGCTGACTGTTTCCGTTGGCATCTACCTGTACGCCCTTACCATATTTTAGGTCTATGACGTTAATAACCGTTTTGCCCACTATATCGCAATCGCAGCTACCGAAACACTCGGGTACGTATTGGGCTAGGTCGAACTTCCGTTCTATACTCATTTTAGCGCCTTCCTCCAGTTCGTATATGTCGCACACGTAGCAAACGTAGTCGGTTACGTACTTATCCATCTCGGGACTGTAATACTTGTTTTTCGCAATCTCTTTTGGTACGGGCAATTCATCAAGTAGTGGGGTGTATTCCCCAGCCAAATACTTTCTTATGGCGTGCTCTGCCAACTCGTGAGCTACTGTTCCCTCTTCCGAGGCCGCGCTTCCCGTGCTCGGTATGTTTTCCTCCAACCGTGCGGATGGTGTGCAGTTCATCCAGCGGTGCGAGCTACTGGGAGATAGGAGCGCATGCGCGCGCTCGCTATGGTTTATCTGCTCTTTCATCTTGTCAAGGGGTAATTTTCAATACGTTGTTTAAGTAATGCGAATTTAGAGGCGCTAACCTTTGAAAGTGATGTGCCCCCGAACTCCAAAAGTATAGATGCCATCTCGTCACGGGTAATGTGTCCAGACTTTACACTGGATATTACGAGGTGTTGCATCTCCTTCAATGTGGGTGCTTCATCCTTCGTTTCCTCTTCTGCCTTTGCAGGCTCTTCTGCCTTTGCAGGCTCTTCTGCCTTTGCAGGCTCGGGCTTCGCTTTCTTCGGGGCCGCGGTCTTTGTCGGTTCGCTAAACGTAGGCGCTACGGGTTGCGATGGTTCGCTAAACGTAGGCGCTACGGGTTGCGATGGTTCGCTAAACGTAGGCGCTACGGGTTGCGATGGTTCGCTAAACGTAGGCGCTACGGGTTTTTCTTCCTTTTTAGGTGCAACTATGCGTGTTTCTACTGAAACGTTTTCAGAAGCGCCCGAAAGTAGTTCTTTCAGCATCTTAGTAACATTAATAACTTCTTGTTCGCATCTCCCGTCAAATTCAAATGATAATGTAGTAACTTTCATAATCTTTGTTTTTATATGGTTTCTAATTGATTTATGCGTCTTTATACTTTTTGTCCTGCAATATGCGCTCGGCAACCTGCACGACCATTAGGTTATAAAACTCGTTGTACTCGTCGCAGTAGATGTGTTCAACGTCTACTGGGTATTTCGCGCCCTCCATTGTGGAGACGTAGTAAGGCAGCATAAGCCCCTCAAAGGTAGGCATGTTTTTTGTCGCTTCGATAACTTCGTACTTACTCTTTTTAGCCGATGCGGATAAATGCTTTTTCACTTCCGCGATGATAAACCCTTTTTCTTTCATAACTTTATGTTTTTAATTTGTTGATGCAAATATAACGCTTTTACTAATACGTTGGTTCACCCATTAACGTTTTTTATTATATATCGTTTCCAACATGTGTTGCATGAAGTCATAGGTTACGCCCTCGAACTGGTAGCTGTCAAAATGCCCGTCGAAACGTACCTCTGTAAAGGGCGCACTTTGCTCCGTACCGTTATCGTCCAAGAATACAAGGATATGGCTTTTCATCTCGAGCTTATCTTCTTTAATAATTTCTCTAAAAATACAGTTAATAGCTTTCATAATTCTACTTTTTAATCGTTTATTTCCGTTTTAATGTCTCGGTGACCTTCCGTTAGGTGAGTAAACCTTGGTTTCTCCCTTTCAACGTTACAAAGATATGGATAAAAACAATAGGTTGTGTATTCCGTTAGCTTCTTTTAAGAATAAAAGTGCTCTGTCTCACTTAAAACGTTGAAAACCAACCGCTTAAAAAATGAGATTTCCGACTGTGCCACCTCTCGAAAAAGTGCTGTCTCACTTAATGCGCTACAAATCAAGCCGTTACAGCGGAAAAAGCCAACTGTGCCAGGTGAGGCTGACGTTTTCCTATAACTTTATTTGGAATATATAAAATACTACTATACTACGAATATTTAGTAGAGGGGGTAAATTTCAATAATCACCAAAATAAAGTGTTATACCATTTTCACTGTCTCACCTGGCACACCTCTATAAATAACTATAATACAGCAAGTTAAGTGAGACAAAGACTGTGCCACCTAAAAACGTTGCCCGGCACAGTGGCACAGTTTGAGACGCAAAAAGGGCACATTCCGAAGAATGCACCCTTAAATCGTGTTTTACTTAAACTTCACAGCTATGTCTATTTTCATTTTAGTTTTGGGGTTTTTGTTAGAAACGTCATATTCTACCGACTTGACACCCCATCTGAAAAAGAGGAATCGTTTCTTTCTAATCGAGATTACCCCTACTATCGTGTCATTACCTTGGTACGAAAGTTCCGTGCTGTCTCCTCTTTGCTCCGCTCTTATTGTGTTCCACGGGTCCCGGTATTCTGCTATCAGCGCACCGTTAATCGTGTCAGTTTTCACAACCTCTTTAATAACGGTCTTTGTTACTACCTTACTAACTGATAGCGCGTCCTTCAAACGAACGTCAAGCGCTTTCACCCCATTATATAAGTCTGCGTTCTGCTTCTTTAGCTCCTTCACGGATAACTCCAGGGCTTTACACTTCACAGCGGCATCACCCAACTTTGATATGTATTGTACTTCGGTTTCGTTCATCGCATCTATGTTCCTATCCAGGCGTTCGATTTCGGCCTTTTGCTTTTTCACGGTATCTACCAACTTGGATATGACACCTACCACAACCATGATAGCAAAAGCGTATATCATGATTTTCTTTAGGCTACTCATACTTGATTGCATTAATACGGTTCATCCACCCCTTTCTATACTTCTCGTTTTTCGGGCGCGCCTTGCAAATCTCGTCGATAAACTTTGCCCGGTCTGCCTTGATAGAGTCAAACAGCTTTTTAGGGTCTGCCGCGTTGATGGCTGCAATAGTCTTCGCGCCTACCAGCCCATCGGCTACAACGCCCAAAAGCTTTTGAGGCCTTTTAATGCCTTGTACCCCCGAAGCCCACACCCAATCTACTACAATATTGGCTACTGATTGGTTCTTAATCTCGTCAGCCCTCCACCTATCCCAGTACAACGACTTGAATACGCCTTGCCATTCGGCATCTGATATGTTTTTCAAGTCGTTGACGGTAGGTGCTTTAAGACCCTTTTTCCGTCTGTACTCGGTGAACGCGCCTATGGTTATGCCCTTGTTGGTTGCACCCCCTAAATCATCGGGGTCATTAACGAAACCGCCCTCCCACTGTAGGATGAACGGTACTAACTTACTGCTGTTCGCCATCTTCTTTCCTTTCTTCTATGGGTAAATCATACTCACCGGCTTTAATCTTCTTTTTAAGGCTAAAGTATTTGCTATTGGCAATACTATTCAATACCTTTATAAATTCATTAGACGGCTGGATAATGCGTAGGTTCTTGGTTATGTTCCTCGCGTATATAATAATGAATATACCCGTGAGACCTTTAATCAATATCCGATAATCAATGCCCGGTTCCAACATATTACAAGTAAGAGCAACAAAAAACAATATAGCGCTCGTCAAGAATAGCTCCTTAACGGCCTGCATTGTCTTTTTGTGCCGATATGGTTTGCCCTTTTGCCGGTCTGCGAGATACCCGGCTAACCAGTTTAGGGCGGTCACTATCACAGCAATAAATATAAAGTCCTTCACATCCGAAACAACTGTTAGAACGGTAACAGCGAAAAACGTTCGGAAGTAAGTTCCTAAACTTTCTATCACTTGATAAGACCTATACGTGAATCCTGAACTACACATACCTTTATAAACCCGTCTTTTTTCATACGGCAAACCAAAGGTTCTAAAAATAAATCGGCTTTGCCCCGTTCGGCTTCAAACCGTTTAACTTTACTTGTATCGGGAACAACTATTGAACCGCCGTACGTCTGAATTTTCATCCCGGTGGTTGTACTGTTCTGGTCCGCGATTTGCAAGTAACGGGCAAAGGCATAATAGCATATAACCTTTTCCGCACCTGCGAAGTCCGCACCATCCGCAATGTACTCGACCGGGATAGCCTCGTACATCGCCCCCACTTGGGGCAATATATCTAATAGGTCGGCTTCAAAGAAGGCCTTCTCTATCTTATTGTCTTTTACATCCGCCGCTATCTCAAACAGCGTTCTGAACTTCTGAATCGGGTATGCCATTTTCGTTATCAAATTTATTTTCAATTTCAGTTACTGACGGGTCTAACCCGAATACTTGGTATAATTCACGCGAAATTCTATCACGCACCTTTGAGAGACTATTTCTATAGATACGTTGCAACTCCTTCATAACCTCACCGGAAGCGTTCGAGAACGTTAACAGCGAGCTATCAATAAGAGGCAAAGGGATATTATAGGCAGCTATCGCGATATCCTTTCGTAGCGGTTCCACATAAGCCTTGTACAGCTCCCTATCTATCGGGCTGCCTAACTGGTCTACCTTTATAAATGGTTTGTCCGTGGCTACGTTCTCGTCCCGAACGGTAAGCACTGAACCTGCGTTCTCGCTGCCCATCATCTCGGACAGTGCATCACGGAATTCTTGCTGCGCCTGCTCGGTCTCAAAATCACCGTGCGAAACAATGCTGCACATGTGAAAACCACGCCCTAAAGTACGGTTAACGTATCGCCCGTTCTTGTCCTCCGCGCCCATCTCGTTACGCACCGCGTGGAACGTGCTAATAGGATAGGGTCGGGTAGTGCTAAGGTTCACATACAAAAGTTGTCCTTTGTGGTTCTCGATACCTCCGCATTCTTCAACTTCAGCCGCGAAGTTTTCGGGGTTGAATGTGGGGTAAACAACAGAGTTACCTTTAACACTTGTTGACTTTACGCTCTGTTTCTCCCAGTTGTTGAACACCCGCCAGCTCCTTACCGTAGGGTCATTCTTGTAATTGTCGTTCATCTCGGCACGAACGTATTCAAACGGGACGTTGTACACGTTTTTGGGCTGATAGCCTGCTGGCGTTAAACCATACTGCACTACCCAAGCCCAGCCCTTAAAACGTGCAACGTCGTTTGCCGTAGCTTCTAACACATCGTTCATGTTACAGCCGTTGCCGTTCGTCATTTCCGCGAATTCCTTGTTTTTGAACCCCTCACAGATTATATTCTCCGTCATTTTTTCGACGGCCGCACTCGCTGTCTTTGACGCGTATATGAGTTCGGCAATTTCCTGCGGATAAAGGTTTCCCTCTCCGTAGTTAATCACTCTATCGCCCGTATTCGCTGAGAGCTTAAGCGCTTTTTCTACTAATAATGCTATTCGGCTGTAACCAATCATGATGCTATTCTTTATTAACTTCTACAAAACAATCTGCGTAGGAAGGGTTCTCCTTCATAAGTCGTTCGGCTATCGCGTCCGTCATATTTGCCGACTTGTAAACGATACCATCTACGTAATGCACGATACGCGCACCCGGTTTCATCGCCCACCTATAGACGATTTTAGTGAGATACTTCGTTTCGTACCACAAAGATAAAAATTCCATATCCATGTGGCAATTGGTATCAAGTTTTAGACCCGTCATTGTATAATACGCATCTAATTTCTCACGCAAAGTTACTTCCTCCGGTTGAGTAACGGCCGGGTCAGCGCTTTCGCCCTGCCCGGTAATGTTAGTTAATTCTTCGCTCATTTCCTTTTTAGTTAAGTTGCTGGTGTGCTTAATGCGTCGTAATCTGCCTTTGTCAATGCGTGGATAGTTGTACCCACTTGCCAATCTTCAACGCCATAGGTAAAAACTGCATACCCGTCGGTAGTTGAATCCATGCTATATTCCAAGCAAACAAGAGGTGAATCAAGACCGTAAACCCGATAAACCCCATTTCCGTGGTCTATGGCTATAACAAGCTCCGCACGGGCAACCTGGTCAATCACGCCCGACGGTGCCGCTGCCGACATAAAGCCTCCACGGTTTGCGCCCGCAAAGTCCTTAAATGTGATAGTCACGTCGAAAGCCCCCGCGATTATATCCTGCGACTTCATAGCGACGCTTAGCGTTAGGGCGTTGTTTACGGTTGTTACGTCATACCCTCTTTTGGTTTCCACCCTTGTAATGATGGCCTCGCCCGATGAGTTTACCGTAAAACTCGCAATATCAGCCGCGTTGATTAGCTTTGCGCCTTGTATACGGTTAAATGCCGCGGTAGGTGTTCCACACGCCATCGCCAAAGCTCCGCTTATTGTTCCAATACATGCCATATTATAATTTCCTTTCTTTTTAGTTAATTACTATCCTGCTGCTGCTGCCTTATAGAGGGTGTCGTATTCTTCCACACCCATGGCTAAATGGTCTTCCCCTATAGTGTTTTCCGGCGTTTCCAAAGTGATGGTAGCCCATGCACCATTCTCATGCGTGCCGCCGTAGCGGATAGCCCGTGATACAGTCCATAGACGCGCGGATACGACCCATCTGCCGGCCTCGTGATAATCACAAACGACCCGTTAGAAAAAGCCTGCATAGTCGTCCGCCAGGGGGAGTCGTGGACGCGAGTAAATACAATTGACGCTGAATGCGAATACGCGTTGGGCGCGCCCTCATTAACCTTCAGCGCGGAAGATATAACTAATGAACGCTTAACGGTATCAATTACGTAAGGCTTTGTACCAGCAACGAGAGTAAGCCCGAGCACCTGCATAGTACTGTTGTCTATCGAAAAGCTCGATATATCAGCCTTGTTAATAATAAGCGCACTGGATAAACCAGTTGCGCCAGTGTCACAATCATAATTGATTGACCTTGCTACTTTTGAAATACATGCCATAATTAAACTGATTTAGAGATTATTGATGCGCGAACCGCATTATAACACATCATGTGTGCGTTTCCTGCCGAACCTTCCGGGTCGGACAGGGTAACCGTTACAAGTGCGGCATTCGCGTTGCTGTCGAACTCCATTGCCGAACACTCTAAGGGACATTGAACACCCACAATCCCGGCGGCATCATCCGCGTATTGCACCATCACATAGAACCTACTCATTGCGAGTGTAGACATTATAGGGCCATCGGCGGGCATCTTAAAAGTCACCGATGTGTTCAACCTCGTAGAAGCGTCCGTTGTTTTAAGGGTTGCGGTGTACTGTAGGTTTTGTTTATACCCTTCCACCTTGTAGCTTTTCGCACCACTGACAAAGGATACATTTGAAATCACGCCCCCGTTGGAAGCAAAAGTAACATCTTCTGCGTGCATCAGATATATGTCTTTAAGCCCCACTCGCGTAATGCTGCAAGGTTGTAGGATGTTACCCGAAAGTTTATTTAAACAAGTTTTTGCCATATTATATAAAATGAAAAAAGGGCTGGGTTAATATCCCAACCCCTTTTATTGTTAATACTAATTTTCATTAAGCAGAAGTATGTAACCACATCTGCATTTTTTCGGGTGCAACCAGCATGGCATCAGCCGCGAACAAAGTCTGTGAGTAGTAGTTACGAGTTTTTGCGTCCTGGATGAAAGGAGCAATGTTAGTAGAACTACCTTCCAAGGCAATCTGAATGTTGTCCTTCGGAGTGAATACTACGAAAGCATCAGTATTACTGTCAACCAAGGCAGCGTTAGACACGTGGCGAAGTTCGTTAATCTTGTACCCCTCGAAGAAGTAAACCGGGCGTCCGTCAACGATGTCGGACTGTGCAGCACTGTTATCTCTATCCTGCAAAATGTTCTTATAAAGGCGCATAACGTTAGATGTTACGAAGAATTCCGATGTGTCGAGTGTATCGGGGCGTTGTGCGTCGATAGCTCCGCGAAGTGCAGCAAGAACGCCGGCTGTGTCAAGTGTCAAAACGTTTTCGGTCTCTCCGCTATCCTTAAACTGCTTGATGATACCACCTTGCGTAAAGATACCGTAGCCCGTAGCCCCTTCCTTAACGTCGCCATCCAACCAAGCGAGACGCAGCAAGTCAGCCTCTAACACCTTCAATACTTCGGACTGGATGAAACCTGCCAAATCGGTTGCGGAAAAATCGTCCTCCAAGTTGATGCCGCGTGCCACCATTTTGCCCCACAAAGACTGCAAACAGATTTCGATGGGCAATTCAATCGGGGCGTGTGTGTAATACTTAACCTTGTCTTTTACGTTATTGTAGAAGTATTCACCGCCACAACCTGCTGATTTACGCAAAGCCTTGTCGGTTGCTGTAAGGGAAACAACGGGCGTATTGTTAGCGATACCGTTAAGTACGGTGATACCGTTAGAAATCTCACCAGCCAAACCGACGGTCAAAGAGATAACTTCGTTCAAACTGTTAATGTTCAGTTTGTTAAGGTCTGTAAATGTAAGTGCCATAATTTCTTAATTTTTTTGTTTGTTATTTTTTGTAAAATCTCTTTGCCGCTTCAGCCACCGCGTCTCGGCTAAGGGCTGTTTCTTTCTTCTTGTCCTTCGGAATTCTTACCTGGAGAACACCGGGTTTCGCAGTCGCTCTGCTAAATTGCGCTGTCATTGCTGCCATTGAAGCGGTCAACGTTGCGATAGATGTCTCAAGTGCTGCGATACGGTTAGAAAACTCTTCGGGTACGACTGCTGTTTTGGATTCTACTACCGCCTCTTCTGCCTCGAATGGCTTAACCTCGGTAATCACACCGCCTTCGATAGTGATAACCAAAATACCTTCCTCGACTTGAATCTGTACTTCACCGTCCGGGTAAACGTTGCCTTCGCTATCAAAGACCTTATCACCGATAGCCATCACCTCACCAGCCGCCTCGATAGTAATGCTATTACCATCCACGGTTTCTACTGTTTCCGTTGCAAACTGCGTCTTCTGAAATAGATTTGCAAACGCGCTGAAAAATTTGTTCATTTTTTTCTCTGTTTTATTGTTATTAAAAAGGCTTTCCGTGGCAGCTGGAAGCCCCACTAAATCACATGAATACAATTCCACAAACTCGGTAACGTCAAGAATATTGCCATTCAATTCTACCGAATTGTAACCAACCACCGAAACACCCAACATATCGGGTTCTTTTTCTATCATGGTTGCAATAAACTTCGCTTCATTGGGGTAGGCTGTCTCAAGTGCTTCGGATAATTCCAAATCGGCATAAGCTACGCCGTCTTCATAAATGAAGTTAGTGAATTTTCCCAGATACCCGTCCAGCATATCACTGCCGTTGTGGGTACGTCTGCAATGAACTGGCTTAAGGTTTCCGAGCGCTACAACGCTTTTAACTGCCGCGTCCGTAATAGAAAGGGGGTATTCCCCACCCTCGTGCATCCCGAAGTTGGTCGTTAGCCCGGCTTGAATAATTCTAAGCTTTTTAAATTTCATAAAAATTGTTTTTGTTGTAACACGTGCAAAGATAGAGCCTTTTGTCGTATGCGCCACCTCTGCACGAGTTGATTAATATTAGAAAGTTGCGAAGCCCTTGACCACCGCCACGTCGTTTTGCCCTGCGCTGATGTCCTGCACCGATACAACCGGGTTAGGCATGCTCATAACGGCATCGATGACTACCCCCGCGAGCTGGTTAATGCTTTCGCTTGATAGGCGCACGTTATCGGACTGCCTAACCATTCGGTTTGCTTCGGAGATGCTTGCGGCCATACCGCCATCGGCAAACTTGTAAAGCCCGGACGTACCGAAAGAGTGGCCCCCATGTGCCTCGTTAATGGCTGATAGGGCGTTAATCTCTGCACTCGCTGTCTTCTTCAGGATATAGACGTTCTCGCCTCCTTCGGCCTCGAACACCTGCCCGTTATCGCCCCGAAATGTTACACCGCCTTGTGCGTGGGAGCGCCCGTATATCTGACCACCCTTTGCATACTTCTTGACCGATGTGTTAATTTTCGTATCGGGGTCTTTCTGTTTTGCAATCGTAGCGACTTGTTTCATACCGAAAGCAATAACTATCGCGGCTTGTGCGATGCCGAGTATACCACCTTGTGCCAGTGCTTTAGTAGCACCGAGATAAGTGTTAATGGTTGCTTGAACCACACCGAACGCCTTACCGATTGCACTCTCCTCGCCCAGCAAAGTAGACATCTGGCCTGCCAGCCCTGCCGTCATAGTCAATTCAGCGTTAACGCGTGCCCTCGTGTTATCCTCCTTAGCCTTCTCGTACTTCGATTGAATCAGAGCCGTGTCCGCTCCTATCTTCTCGGCTGCT